TTAAAGTAGCAGCAGTAAATTTACCCTCAGTGAAGGAAGCCTGACTACCAACAGTCTTAACAGCCTTAACAGTACCAGTTACAGGAGTGACAGATACATCACCAGCAGGAGTGTAATCGCCACGAGTCATGGCTGCTGCGGTAGCCTCGGAGCTAGCCTCAGAAGCAACAGTACCAGTAGCAACAACAGTACCGCTTACAGTACCAGCAGGAGTGAAGGAGCCAGTCGCGGAAACATCAGTAGCGGTGTAACCGAGAGTGCCCTTAAGAGCACCAGTAGAAGTACCAGAAGCCTTAACACCAGAGATGGTCTGACCAGCAACAGTACCAGAAGCGCTATCTTTATAAGCAAGAGCCTTGAGTCCAAGAGCAGTCTGGAGCTCAGCAACAGTAATGTTATGGTCGAGCTTAATAGTAGCAATAGTAGTGCTGGTAGGGACATAACCAGAAAGGCTTACCTTAGTATTACCAATTGCTTCCCATGCGTAGGTATAGGCATCCTGTTCGCCGGAGCGAATGGTGATATACTCAATATGGCTACCAGCGGCAGCGTCTGCGGAAGGAACTAGGTAAATCTTGTACATGGTAGCTGCGCTAGCAGTGACAGAAGGGCCAGCTGCGGCAGTGCCATCAGGATCGATTACAACATCAAAGCTGTGGATCTGACCAACCTGGGAATCAACATAAGCCTTAACGACAGAAGCGTCAACGAGACCCTCGCCGGAAATATTCTCAGCAACAGCCTTCCAAGCAGCAGCGCCAAGAGCTTCAACGGCATGACTACCAAGGAGAGTAGCAATATTCTCGCGAGCAGCAGCATCCTTAAGGTCATAAATTACGCCGCCAACTTTAATCTTAGAAAGAAGAGCATTAGCCATAATAAAATTCCTCCATTATAATTTAGTCAAAGATAACTGTTTCATTATCTTCGTCTACTTTTGCTTCGACTTTTTTGTTTAACTCATTGGTAATAGATTTCTGTGTCATAGTACCATCAACATTAACGCCAGTATTATTATAAAGTTTCATAATACCAGCTACATCAACAGTAGCTTGAGGAATATCTACACCGACTTTGTTAAACACGCCATCTAAATAATAGTAGACATTATTCAGATTGCGTTTGTCAATATAAAACTTATTTTCAATACCGGAAAGTGCTAACGTATGGTTTTCATCCGCATAGAACTTACCGTTATAAAAATAACAAATAACAAACAGGCTATTTGTATAGCCCTGGTCTTTTAACTACCCGTAAGTAGAAATACCATCGCCTACAACCACGCAAAGCCCTTGCTTTTCGGTATCTACTAAGCAAACCTCACCCTTGTTAGGAATGAAAATATCTCTTACTTTTTCGTAATTGTAGTCATAATCGCGACGCAACTTAAGGATAGCTTCAACTCGTTTTACAGCCATAAGTTATCCTCCTTATACAGGGATAGGAGCGCCGCCAGCGTCCAGAATGATAGTATCTTCTTCGCTAATAAATGGAACAATCTTGTTGTTTTCATCTACAACACAAGGAGTCCAACCGTTACTAGTATTCACGGAGATTAGTTCCCCCTTGTAATCGTATTTGCTTACCCATAGATTAGCTTCAACCATAGAACTAAAAGAGTTCTTCTTTGTGATATATCTCAGTTTGCCTTGGTCATCATAGTAAGAAGCTTCAGATTGTCCTTCTCCTTGAGAGAGAATTAAACTTTCTTTTGGAATAATGCCCTGGGCAATACTGCTTTCAATTTTATCTTTATCAGCATAAACGACATTAAAGCCCATTTATTATTCCTCCTTACTTACAGTATAATAACCATCTATCAAGGTCTGTTTATAACCAGTCTTGATAAATTCAGCAGGTACTTGTCTATTAAACTTACCACCAGTAATTTCAATCTTAGGATCGCCCTGAGTAGTGATATTACTGTTACCAGAGGTTTCAAAAGTACCACCAGAGATGTAGCAGTCCGCCACGTTTAAGCCGTCATTAAGTTTGACAACTTTGAGGTTTTCGTCGCCATTACTAGTTGAGAAAACTCCACCAGTGATGGTTAATTTCTTACCAACGTGGTAGACATAACCTTGGATGTTTCCGCCATTTACGATAGTGACGGCTCCATCATCAGTCTTAATTGTCACATAATCGTTGATAATTGTGCCACCATTAATCACTAAGGTAGGCTCGGCCGCGTTTACTCCTTCGACATGACCTTTGTTTGGATCGGTAGAGTTATAGTCATAATAACCATTCTCAATTAAACTGGAATAGTTACCGAGGCAACTAATAATACCGCCGTTAATAGTAGTCATACCATGATTGAACAAGGTATAATAACCATTACCCTTCTCATCAATAGAACGAATAACACAACCATCATCGAGAACAAGGATTCCGCCGTTGTTTGCCAATGGCGCTTTTCCGTGCTTATTGCACTCGATGGTGCCTTTACCTTTAATCGTTAAAACGGCATTTGCGGCGATGGCGATCGGCGTAGCTTCGTCATTCTTAATATCGTTGTTATTCAAGTCAAGAACGATTTCTTTACCAGCCGTTAGAGTGATTGGCTCACTATAGTTACTATCTAGCTTAATAGTGCTTCCCGCAGGTGCGTTCTCTAAAGCATCCTCAATGGAATCATAAGAAACGCCATCTACTTCTACTTTTGTTCCAGCTTCGCCAAGAATTTTAATTACATCAAGAGACGAACTGATTTCCGCTCTGGTGTTATCATCAATATCTAATAAGATACGCTTCTTGTCGCCAGTAGTAAAAAGCACTTGACCTTCCTTAATAGGCACGTTTTTTAGATTTTCATAGGAACCCTTGAAAAATTCTAATTCAGCCATTGTTCACAAATCCCTCCTCTCACATAGATATAAAAAGTATTAAAGTCCCATTTGCCATATTTGGCCTCAAAAATTCTAAAGCCACTTTGCGTTTGCACCGAGCGCGATCCAGTCTTGCTTATATGCAAAAAGAAACCCCTGTCATTTTGACAGGGGTTTCAGCAAGGTATTTGCAGACACCAGGCTTCTCTCGGTTTTCTCATATATATATGATCAACATCGCTGCAACGATGAAATGGTCCTTTGGGGTAAGCAATTTTACCATTAAACAGTATCTAAATTCTGCTTGTTTTATAACTTAAACTACCAAAGGATAATCTTCTGAAAAACACCATTTGTATCCGTATGCGGTTTTTCGCTCACGATTACAACATTCCCAAATATGTCTATGAGGTTTACCCATAGACGCTCCAGCTTCTCGAAGAGACGAAAATTCAGCTATAAAATTATTCTATTTATCTAGCTAAATTACTTTTTTGCCAAATAAAGAACGAGTAACTTCTTTATTGGTTAAAGTCTAAATTCCCGCATCAGTAAGGATTTCTTTAATCCAATGAACATCGTGATTAGTTATTTTTGCTGTTTCTGCAATATTTTGAACTTCTTGATAGACTTTAACAACTTCATCGCGGTCAATATATTTTTTCCCATCGCCGCCCAGTGTAGCGTTATAACCAGCAGAACCATAGGAGTTATACTGCTTAATCCAATAGATTTCTCTTTCTTCTGGATTATCCGTTTCCTCAATCAGTTCAATATGGAAATGTTCAATTCCATATTTCCGCATCGCAGAATATAATGGGCGCTTTTCATTACGCTCCTTAAAAACATCAGCACAATGCTCTTTAAAGCGTTTTTCGATAGAAAATTCAGTTTTTCCAACATAAATTTTCTAGTTCATATCATTGATAATTTTATAAATGTATGCCATAATCGACTCCTCTCGCCGTATGAAGGCGGTGTCTTAACCATTTGACCTAGCTGGCATAGAGCCCTCAAAGAGGGCTTTTATTAAACATCGCTGAACTTGCTGAGCAGCGGTGCATTTACCTTAGCGAAGGTACAGGATAAAATCTGCGTGTTCTTAAGCCACTGGCGACGAGCAATCTGCGCGTCCTCTTCCTTCATATCGTCCTCGAAAGCATCCCAAGGAAGAGAAATGGAAATCTTGCTGGGATCAATCTCAAGGACTCCATCGTGAGAGATGATGTCAGCAGGAGAGAAGGTAATCCAATAACGCATCTTATTCTCGTAGAAGCTAATCTGCTCCTTATCCTTAGAGTAAAGGTCAATGCGCTTGGAGTAAGCGGTATTCGTCCAACCGTTAGAGAGACGAACGGTAATGTCAAAAGAAACGCCACGCTCATAGTTGATATTCAGATCCATGAGAGTCTCTTCCAGAGGATAACCCTGCTTGAGGTCAAAAGCGATCGCCCGCAGACAATCAAAAGTAATGTCAGCCATCTGAGACAGCTTAACTACCTTCTCAATATCTTCATCCCAGCCAGTGCCGAGCTTATCAATCATATAGGCACGAACTTCATCGGGAGTGGGGCAGTTAATCTCAAAGTGGTAATGGAAACGACCGGGACGATTTACGAGAAATTCATTTAACTCACGAGGGTCGTTACAGGTAATAATAAACAGCTTCTTACCATTGTCCATACCGTCGAAAAGACTAAGCATCTCAACCTGCGGATCGCCGTCCTCATTCTTGGAGAAAGTCTTTTCAAACTCGTCAAAGATAATCGTTACCTCTTGCTGAATGGAGGCAAGGAAATTGCTGATGCCGGGAATAGCGGTATCAACAATAATGACTGGCATACCAGCCTTAATAGACTCTTCCGCGATCATGCGGGCAAGCAGAGATTTGCCAATACCTTTCTTACCGGAGAGAATAACACCGAAGTTTCTCTCGCTTGCGGCGAAAAACTTCAAAATCTTTCCGGCACGGCGAGCATGATTGCCGTAGATTGTATCCTCGTTAATAGCGAGGTCATTGTGCTTAGTGAGCCAAAAGCCCATCTGTGGGTGGAAACCAACAGAATAAGTAGCAATAGGTAGCTCTCTATAGGTCTTTACATCTTCGCCATAGACCTGATAACGAGCGCCTGCATTTACGATATTCACTCAAACGAACTTCCTTTCCTAGTGATACTTGGCGCGGGGCTGCGGATTCGAACCGCTTTTTCAGCCTTCTAACGCTGATGGTCTACCTTTAGCCTAGCCCCGCATATGGTGGGCCTTCGGGGATTCGAACCCGGGACCGTGCAGTTATGAGCTGCGTGCTCTGACCAACTGAGCTAAAGGCCCATATAGTGGAAAGAAGTATATTTATTGAAGCATCTGATTCTAGATGGTGCGCTTCTCCCCGTTACCGCACGAGCCACGAAGGGTCTCCATTGGTGGGCCAGGTTGGACTTGAACCAACAATGCTCGAAAGCCACGGATTTACAGTCCGCTGCGTTACCAATTCCGCTCACTGACCCATGTTTAGTTGGCACCGGCTAATAGAATCGAACTACTACCAAGGGAGTCAGAGTCCCTTGTACTACCATTATACGAAGCCGGCATAAAACAAGACGCATTTTTCTTGTTGCTTAACCCATTAAGCTATCTATCCTGTTATTGGCGGATGGAATCGGACTCGAACCGATAATACACAATATGTGTGATTGCTGTATGCGTCTTTATATGGTGCGGGTATGGGGATTTGAACCCCAACGCCTTGCGACAACGGAACCTAAATCCGTCCTGTCTGCCAATTCCAGCATACCCGCAGATGTTTAGTAATTTACAATATCTTTCGTAGTTGGATCGCTGATTTCAAAGCCAACGAAAATATCATTATCGCAAGCCATATTAGCAATGAAGTTAAGCTCAGCCGCGTATCTATCAAGAGTTTGAATGTCATCTTCGTACTCTTCAATGACTTCTAACTCAGAATTGATTGCATCTAACTTCTCTTCAAGAGAATTATTTGCACTAGAAATAAGTTCCAATTTGCGGTTGATAGCTTCAATCTGCGTTTTGGCAAAAATTTTGCCAGCCCGCAGTCTCTCTGCTATTGCTCTTAATTCCGTTTCATCAATCGCTCGAATCTTCTCGTAAGGAGCATTTACTTCACTATATACCTGAGTGCTACGAGAATAATCTGCGATAGGCACAAGTTCTTTATCGTGACGTGCAAAGAAATGTAAATACTGTGACATAAAATTCACTCCTTTAGAAAAGATAGTAGTTTTGGTAAAGGTTAACTACCAACCTTGCTGGTGTGCGTTCCACGCCAAAGGGCTCTTCCGCGCGCTAAGTCCCACTCTTTAAAGGGTTCAGTATTCGAACTGCAACCTCCCAGCTTTCTACTCTTGCTCTGCCGAATCAGAGTGTCGCCCACCTAAGGGCTGCTTGCGTAGTCCCACAAGCGGGATTCAATCGGTAAATGGT